TCTTTCCATCTTCGGTTTTGTCCAAAGTAAACGCCGGTGACATCAGACACATATCTTTGTATGTACCTACGGTCAAGCCCTCACCATTCAGGATCCGCACCTCAGACATGTTCTTATCTGTGCAGCTTTTCCAAAACTGATCTACTGCTGTCATATCCTCAAATACAGCTTTCATGCTTTCAAGGCTGGCAGCTACTTCCAGTTCCACAGCAGTCTCATTTTTTAAAACAATTTTGTCTTTGTTCATAAAATGTTATCCTCCCTATTCCGCAAACATCCAGTCATTTGCAAGCATGTCTGCCTGAGATGCCAACCATCCCATCTGTACACCACTAGTCCCTATAAATGCAATAGCTCTATTCCCAATGGCTTCGTGTTCACAATTCACAATTTTTCCGTCCGTGGTCTTATATGAAATTGCTGTTGCTAACTGGATGTACTGTTTTTTTCCATTCCAACCCTGACGTGCTACTTTCAGCCCTCTCTTCAGATACTTAATTGCATCTGAAAATGAAAACGTAGCTGTGCCTCCCAATACTGGGCAGTTGCTCTCATCAGCAATGCTCCACTCATCTGACTGCATATTCATCATGGTATACTCAACACGCTGTGTCTCTCTGATATCCAACAGTTCTCCCTGATCAGAATCCTGCGGTCTACACTGGATCATGATTGTTTCTTTATCTGTATCCCAATACCAGTATCCTCCCCAACTTGGAAGTTTTACTTTTGCGCCCTTTTTCATAGCAATAAATGCATCAGTAAAGTTCATCTTTTTCTTGTCTCCTTCTACATCTGATAACAAATATTTTCCCATTTTTTATAAGCATCCATATAAAGTTCATTTTTGTCCCCATTATATGTAAACTCATAATACATTCCATCCGGAGCGGTAGTGCTTAATAATGCTTTG